TGGCTGCTCGGCTGCATGTTTTCCTGTTTCTAACACAGCGGCTGTATCGGCTGAAACGGCGCAGTGGCCAGCAGGCGTTCACTTTTTCCACCACAGACTTACTCCGCGAGCTTGGGTGGGTGCCCGCTATGGGCGAAACCTTTTTACGGCTTGCGCCTGCTTATAATGAAGTGCTGATGGGGCTTCATGGCACCTTATTATGTATCCCGAAGTATGACCAGTATAAAGACCCCACCATCACGCCTACCAAAGCGATTGATATATCCTGCACAACAATATGCAGCGGCAATGAAATGCCCATGTACCATCCCAACCTAGAGCGGGGCAAGTACCCCCCGGCATATCGTATGCTGCTTACAATTTGGCCCGTTTTGCGCCGTTCAGAAGCCAAGTGGTGGCGGCGCATAGATGTGGGCAGGTATCGCCAACTCCTGCGCTATGGTCGCACACATCATACCACGCCCATTGCGCTATTACGCACTTTGCATATTTGGGCATTATTGTCTGCGTTGATGTGGGAAATGCGCGCCCCTATACCTGAAAAACCACACCTGCCAGACCGGCAGGTGGTGCTTATGGGGGCGGTTACGCTGCGGCACATTCAACGTAAAACACAGGGATACTATTCTGAGGCTCGGATAAACGATGCCCTGCGACTGATTTGCCGCAGTCGCGTCCTCCGTGTGTATATACGCAGTCTACCCCATCTCACCGTGCGTTACCCTCCCAACAGCGCCATCCACCTTTCCAACGTTAAAGTGGCGGTGTATATGACATGGCCGTGTAGCAGGGCAATACCCCACCTCTTGACCACCCTTGTCAAATTGTCTGCCCAAACCCTGCAAGGCGATGATTTTTTACTCGATATGTATTGACACTAACACAACCTTACGACACTCTTATGATTGTATAGGTTGGTTGACCCACACGCCTCTCCTTACATACTTTGTGGTGCCGCAGCAGAGCCGCGTCCAGCGCGTAGCTCAGTGACTGCCAAACCCAAAGCACATCGTGGCAACATTGTATTAGAGGGGCGCTGTGTTTCAATATATGCCTGCATAGCAGGTCGCGGTGTTTCGGATAGCGGCATTGGGGTTCGGCCACGGCCCCCGTCTGTTCGCGTCATGTGACACTAGCACAAATACAAAGGATGGTTGATACTTTGAACACTGAAACCCCCAACAACAATGCCGTAGTCGAACTCCGTCAAGCCGAAAACAGTGTGGATTTAGCCGGTTCTCTCAAGCGTCTCGAACTGGAGGTAAAGCCGGAATCGGACAACGCCATCACCGGCAAGTTTGTTATTGCCACAGGCCCCGACAACGAGCACGCGGTGAAGGTTTATGTAAAGCCTACCGATTTCAACAACCAACCCTCCCGTGCTTATGCGGGCATGAGGACGTGGCTCAAGAGCGCCGAGGAAACCGGCAAGGCTCTCGCGGCCAATGTACACCCCAAGGATATGGCCGACTACTTTGCCGCGACCAAAGCCTGCGAGGGACTGACCCCCACCATGTCACTCACTGCCCTTGTGAAGGCCGGTTATGACGCTGAAACGGCAACGCAATACGCCACGCAGGTGTATATGCCGCGCAAGTTTACCACGTTGTCCGTCAACGAGTATTATACCGATGACGATGAGCTGGTTTCGCGGCCTGAAATCAACGGGCGCTTCTTCAGCCACGCCAAGGAGCGCATCACCAACCCGCGCGCCGATTTTGCGTTGGAAATGTATATCAAAAACATCGCACCCGAAAATAAAGGGGGCGACCCGACTGGCCGCCTGATTGTCACCGGTATTACGCCGATGTCTCGTGGCCGCCTGTCCATTGTGGAGTATGTCGTGCCTGCCGAGTTGGCTGATGGGTTTGAGAGCAACTACGAAAAGGGTCAGACTGCCCTGTTCCGTGGTCAGATCATCAACCGCGTCATCCGCGAGGTCAAGACGCACGCACACTGGGGCAATCCCGTCGAGGAAGCGGCCAACACCTTTGTCCGCGAACTCCTGCTGACCAACGGCGACCCCGCCTACTTCGAGGAGGATAAGCGCACCTATACGACTGAGCAGATTCAGCAAGCTATGGACGTGCGCGAGAACGTCACTCTGCCGGAGATGTTGAGCCGTAAAAAGAACCGTCCGGCCAGTGGCGCGCAGGCACAGGGCTTCAACAACTCCACTGCTGCTGCCAAAGCCGCCAGCGCCGTAGGCTTTGGTGCGCAGGCTGCCGCCAAACCGTCTGTAACTCCGGCCCCGATGCCCGCGTCGCAGTATACACAGTATGCCGCGCCCACTGCTGCGCCTGCTCCGGCTACTGTCGCCGCACCGCGCGCGTGGTAATGTAAACCATGGGGGTGGGGTGTCAAATATCCCCACCCCCACTACGCCCATTTTCTGTGACACTACCACAACATGAAAGGCGGTATCTCATGGCCATTGACATTTTCGCCCCTGAAGTATCGGTTGTAACCCGTGATTTGAACGGCAAAACCCTGCTTATTTACGGCACCAACCGCACTGGTAAAACCCTCCAGCTCACTCGCCTCCCCAAACCCTACTACCTCGCGTTTGAGCGCGGCATCAACGCCATCCATGGCATTCCGTTTGCGCCCATCCAGCGCTGGTCTGACTATATTGCGGTTGTGCGCCAGCTCACCTCCAAGGCTACCGTGGAAAAGGCGCGTGCCCTGTACCAGACCCTCATCCTCGACCAAGCCGAGGCCATGGCGCTCCTGTGTGAGCAATACATCCTCGAAAAGTTTGGCGTGGAAAGCCTTGGTGCCTCGAAAAAGGATGCCAACGGCAAGGTGGACAGAACCTTCAACGGCTGGAAAGAGTACAGCAAGGAGTTTGAACGCCAGCTTCGCCTGCTGACCTCCGTGGGTTATACGGTCGCGTTCATCGCGCATGAGGGCACGCGCACCTACAACGATGCCGAGGGTAAGGAGTACACCAAAATTTACCCCAAGGGCGACAAGCGCGCCATTGACCCCATCTGCGACTTGGTGGACATCATCGGCTTTGCTGCTACCAACGGCGTGGATGAGAATGGCCAGCCGCGCAAATCTTCCCTCTATCTCACACAGACGCAGGAATATCACGCGGGCAGCCGTTTCACCTACCTGCCGCCTGTGCTGCCGGAGTTCACCGCCGAGGCGCTGACCGAAGCGCTGGCCAACGCCGTAACCCAGCTTGAGGCTGCCGAGGGGGTTAAGGCCGTATCCTTTGAGGAGCAGGCTGCCGCCTATGTGCCGGAAGCTCTGCCTGATTTTGAAACGGTTAAGAACGAAATCGGGGCCATCGCGCAGGCGCTGCATGGTGCCGGTCAGTTCCCCCGCTATCAGGCGGTTGTAGATACTGTGTGGGGTAAGGACAAAAAAGTGTCCGAAGCCACTCCCGACCAGATTCAGGTGATGGTTGTGATTCTGGATGAGCTGCGCTCTCTGTGGAGCGAGTTGGCCCAGCAGGGTTTGGTGCCCGCTACCGCCCAGTAAATTGGCACAGCGCAGCCAGAGGTGGATACAACCCACCTCTGGCTGTTCCTGCCGCAATATATGTGACACTAACACAAAGGAGGCGGTGCCATGGCCGCAGTATGCGGGAAGTGCCACAAACCTATGGAGGATGGCGGCGTAACGGTCAAGGGTAGGCACTATCATCCATCGTGCTATGAAGCCCTCAAGGCCGCCGCCCGCCAGCGTGATACCAAATCGGCAGGCTTGGCAACCGACACGCACAAAGCCGCCTTTGAGGCTTATGTGTGTCAGCGTTTCAACATCCCCGCGCTCACGCCCATGATGGCCAAACAAGCCGACAATATGCGCGAACAGTATGGCTATACCTACGAGAACATGCTGCTTGCCCTGCGCTATTTCTACGAGTTTGACCGGGGCGTGGACGAGATCGAGGATGGCAGGCCCAGTATCGGCATCATTCCCTATGTGTACCAGAGCGCCCTTGATTTTTGGGGCATGGTGCGGGATGTCAATACCGCCAACGCAAAGGCCACCTTTGTCAACAACATCGTAACCGTGCGTGTGATGGGCGGCAGCACCGGCTTTGCCGCGCCGGATTACAGCATGGCTGATCTATAAAGGAGGGACATATCATCAGCAAAGTTGTTGTGAAAAACAAACTGGCCGTGATAAACGTTATCGCCAGTTTGATTCGCCAGCCCAATCTCCTGCTAGATGCGCGTTACCCTCTCACTCCTGATGATTTTCCCGAGCGCTTCCATAAAATCGTGTTTGGCGCGGTTGAACATCTTGTGCGATCTGGCGCGCGGCAAATCAGCGAGGTCGATATTGACAATTTCCTCGCCGCCTATCCCGAGCAGCATCGCGTCTTTACAGAAAATGCAGGCATGGACTACATCACGCAAGCGTTGGAGATCACTTCCAACGATAACTATGCCTATTACCACGCCACGCTTAAAAAATGCGCGTTACTCAATGCTCTGCACGATGTGGGTTTTGACATCTCGCCGTTCTATGACCCCAGCGCCATCGGCTATGAGGATGTGCAGGCGGTACAGACCAAGCTGGATTCGCACAGTCTGGAGGAAATCCTTGGCACTTACGAGTTATCTCTGTCGCAGCTTAAAACTGCGTTTGGTGCCAACGGCGGGCGCAAGAGCATTCAGGCAGCGCAGGGCATGAAGGCCCTCAAGGAGCGGCTCAAAGAGCTGCCGGAGATGGGCGTGCCCATGAACTCCAAAAAGCTCACCACCATCTGCCGTGGTCGCCGCCTCAAGAAGTTTTACATGAAAACCCTTCCGAGCGGTTTGGGCAAGAGCCGTATGTCCCTTGCAGACGCTGCGCTCATCTCCATACCCGTTATCTACGACCTTGAACAGCATGAGTGGGTGCGCACCAACTGTCAAGAACCCACCCTGTTCATCACCACCGAGCTGGAAGCGGATGAAGTCCAGACCATGATTATGGCTTACGTATCCGGCGTGGACGAGGAGCACATCCTCGACGGCAAGTATGTCGGGGACGAGGAGGCCCGCGTCAATCGCGCGTGCGAGATCGTGTCCGATGCCCCCTTCTACATCGACCATGTGCCGGA